TCTAAACTTAATATTTCGCGAATTGTTTATTAAATCAGATACAGAAGCTCCTAATTGATCTTCATACACAAGTTTTTTAAATGTATCCTGACTTGATATAAATTCAAAATTATCATAAATAATAGGAAGATTAGACTGCTCCTTAACAATGATTTCAAAGTATTGATTATAAAAAACTCCATGATACATACCTGGACTTCCTATTCCGTGTTGATGAATATTATTTAAATTATCATCGATTGAATAAAGGTAGTCTTTCCAATTGAAATAACGCCTTACTTTAAAATCAAAGAATCCTATAAATTTATTCTTCTTAATATTATAACAAATAGTTTCAAATAACTCACCCGGCATTCTAAAGGTAACAAAAATTAATTTATTACGAATATCAAACCCTCCTACTATACCAAAATTAATATTTGGAGAAGTGAAGTCATATTGATCCATATTATTTGGAATATCATTTACAAAGAAGCTGTCAAGTCCTTTTGCAATAGAATCATGTGAGAATTGAAGATTATTTGCTATACTAACAAATACTTTTCTTACAGCATCATACCAATGAAATCCTGCATTAGATTCTACTAAACCAAATTGATTACTATTTCCAAGTTTATCAATCATCTCATCATATCTTTCAAAAATACCACCAACACCTAATTGTACCGGATCTCCAAATTGATTTGTAGATAAAGCTCTTTCATTTATAGGAATATAACCAACAGCATCTCTTTGCCAGTATATTACTTTACTGAATTTACTTTTAATATTTGTAATTGATCCATATTCAGTAGACACATCCATATAATTTAATGCGCTGAATTTTCTAAAATTATCTTCCAGCTCACCATATGATTTAGCTGCAGAATATCTCATCCTTGCATCAAACTTATTTTCAAGCCTGAAATTATATGGTAACGCTAAATAATAATCATCAATATTATCTGATGAATAACCATCATTGTAATTAAAATCATCCCAATTATGACCTTTAGTAGAATTTCTCCTCATACCATCAGTATTGCTAGTGTCATAACTTCTATTTTTAGCAATATGATCTCCTTCACGATAATCAAGATTGATGCGTGTTTCTATCGGAACAATAACAGAATGATTAAAACCACTATAAACACCTAATCTATCTTCATTTTTAAGCATATGCATAAAATCAAACATACACACATAAGTATCTCCACCATAAATATCAATGTCATTGAAGATATAATTAGCTCCATCATAAATATCATTCAAAACATCATCATTTATTTCTTGATAATGACCGGTTCCAATATAAAGAGTATTTGCTAAAGCAGAATCACCAAGGCCGCCGTATGGATTGCTATTCTCTCTAAAAACACTACACATTAAAAGTTGAGGATTTGACCAGGATAAATTATGCTTTCCTTTAATATTTGTTCCAGAAGCCTCGAGTTCATCAAAAATAATTATACCTTGACGAGTAGCATGAGATCTAAGTCCTGCAAATGTTGTTTCATCAAAAAATAATTTATTAGCATTTGATGGATCAATAACTATTCCATCTACAGCAGAAGCATCACCAATTTGATATTTAGTATAAACGCTTACTTCATGCTCTTCAAGCAATTCTCCGTTTGTTCCGGCACCAGTATCATCAGTGTAATATAAAAATTTCTGATACAAACAATAACTATCAGATTCTTCTCTGCCCATTCCATTAAAATTAACTTGTTCAGATTCATCTGCAACACATGGAGTTAAATAATATTCATTTCTTATTTTATCTCCGGGCTGAATAGAGAATCCTGTAAAATTAAACATATCTTCCGGACACCAAAAAGAGTAACCTTTATCATAAAGATCAGCATCAGAATCTACATTTCTAAAAGGAGCTTTTACTTTTATATCATTAGATGAAGCACCTTCTGCTATCATTCCATTAAGAACACCATAAGCAACTCGCTGCCTTTCTATTGGGGCTCTAACGATAGAGAATCCTCCTATCTTATCTTTAATATCAGTAATATCAATCCCACTTACTCTTATTCCTAATGAACTTCCAACTATTGCTTTAGGTATATCACTAACTAAACTTTCCCATATAGCATAATGAGTTTGTGATAATCCGCCATAAGTTGATCCATCACCTGGAGGAGAACTTGTAAAATCTCCCGGGCCAATATTGTATAATCCACCAAAAGAAGTTTCAGTATTATATAAATGTCTGGTAAAAAAAGGCCTTCCGGTTTTATCAAAGAAAGTAACTCCTAAACGTACTGTTTCACCTCTTGGATAACCTCTGAAATTATTGACAAAATATGGATTTTTGAAATTATAATAATCATTATAAATTTCTTTTGTCTCAGAAACATTTGTGTTTAAATCAAAAGCACCAGCTGATGCCGGTCTGTATTTTGACTTAAATGTTATTGGCTTTGCTGATCCAGTAGTTAAATCAACTACATCAAGCACCATTTCAAGTTTAAATATATTTCCAGCAGGTATTGTTCTGGTACCCATTGCACCATCGTCAAAAGTACATTCTGTTACTGCTTTATAATAAATAAACGGATAAAGATCTCCAACAGAAGCCATTTCGGTCATTCCGTTTTTGATTGCAGATAAAGCTTTGTTTCCGGTTGACCACGAGTTGCCAGGATAACCAGTTGAATCAAGCATTAAACCATGCCTTATTGGTTCCATAGTAACTTCCATCTCATTGTTTTTACCCTCACTATGAACTCCGGAAACATCAATTTCTTCTCTTTCTTTTATATTAGCGAATATGTTTCTTTTTTTAATATGAGCCATATCCTTGCAAGTCTCAATAACGACAGTTGTTTCAAGTAAATCGTCAATAGTTACTGTGCCAAGATTCTCATTCCCGAGATAATCTAAAGTCATTGAAGTTCCAGATATATCTCCATCATAAAAAATAACTCCTGCCTGAGCTGAATTATAATCATTTGAATAAAAAGCTGCTACCTGAATTGAATCATAATCTGTATCAAGATCAGATAATACTATTCTTATTTTCTTTGAAGTTACTTCATTCGGAGCAGCTCCTTGCATTTCCTGATAAGCATCATAAGTTATCATTACAGCAGTTTCTAATACAGGAACTCCTGAAGATAAATATGACCAATCAGTATAATATCCTTCTTTAAATAATCTCCATGCAAAAAAATGAATACCTGCTTTACAATTACCGCCAGCTACTAATGAATCGAAAGTAAATGTTCCATACCCGGGATCTATTATTGGAAAGAAATTTGCAAATTTTTCTTCGATAGTTACCCTGTTATCATCTTTTACGTTAATAACTCTTGGTGGATTAAAATTGTCTGTCCAATAGATTCTCTGCACCTTATCATTTTCGTAAAACCCGAATATTGCTCTTATTGGATGATCAAGGCTTAAGTTTAATTCAGTGTTAGATCCTTCCCATCTATTTTCCAAAGAAGTGAAATCACCAGTTTCATCATATAAAGCTTCGTAAATAACTACATAATCTTCAACTATATTAAGAACAATTAAAAAAAGTCTTTCTCTGATCCAACAATTAGCCATTATATTATCGTTTGGATCTAATTCAAAAATTAAACTCGTTCCATTAAGATTGGCCCACACATGACTTCCATCTTCAAGATCAGTAATAATACCATTACGATTATCACGCATAGTATTTACCGGCTGATTGAATGGATTGAAATCTAAATGCAATCCTTCACTGACTTTATTTTTGATTGGTTCCATTAATATTGAGTCTTTTCAAAAGGTGTCTCTTTTCCATCTTCTGCCCTGGCACTTCTTACAGCTATTGAATAATCTCTTTTTAAATCTTCAATAGTAGCTAAATGACCTTGACGTAACATTTTATCACTTTTAAATAATTTCCAACGAAACTTCCGAGCATACATATATTGAATGTATTTTGATATTGCATCAATATGAGATTCATTGACTTTCCAAAATCCTTTCTCATCAGTTTCAATATAATTGTAAACAAGTGTCAATTCCTGATTTTCATACTCTTTTATTAAATGAAGTTCATCAGTAATTTCTTCATAAATTATTGGACTTACCCATGTAGTATTTAAAGGAATCCACAGATAAGATAAATCACGACCATATACATCTGCACCAATAATATCTTCTTCCTGAATAACCGGAGTTGTAATATCGCGATATTGAGTATTACATTCATCTTCATGATCACCCGGGAACATTCCTATAACGCGATAACAATCCTCTGGTAATATAATTTTACATCCGGTAACAGTAAATAGCTTAGATTTGACTTTATAGCCATTTAATGATCCAATCTCTCTCTCAATATACTTTGCCCACTTGAGCATCTGATTAGGATACCTACCAAGAACTTCATCAGTTTCCTCGATGGCATTAATCATTGCTTGTCTTATAGATAGTCTTTTCATGATTTATTAAGTTCGTAAACGGTATCTGAATCTAAAATATATCCTAATTTTCTAATTATTTTCTGATTTGGATAAAAATAAAAATGATCAGGAAACTTCTTACCTGTAAATTTAAGTGTAAACATAGGTCCAAACAACCTATTACTTAAAAAATATCTTTTCTTTTCATCTTCACTTAATCCTCTCACCGGTTCTTTATGCAGGGCAAACATTCCAACTGTTCGTATTTTAATAGGATAACCATTAATAGCTGCTCTAATCATCCAATAAATATATATCCAAATAACTAACCTAAATTCTTTTGCTGTCCAGGTAATTTTATCTGGCTTATTACTGAGCTTTTTCTCGCATCTATCTTTGATTTCTTTGAACTCCCTGCTCATTTTTCATTAATTTAAAATCTCTTTGTGAATCATTTACAACATCCATAATAGCATTTTCACTAATTTGAAGATCTTTAGTGAGTAGATCAATTACAGCTTTTTGAGCTAAAATAGGATCAAGAGGATATTGATCTGCAAAAGTCATATCTCTTAAAACTCCACCATCATTTATCTTGATATCCATTGGATTATCTGCAATTATTATTGCTGATCCTTCCATTATATAAGGAGTGATATATACTGCATTTCCAACTCTTGAATAATAACCATAACCTTCATTTTTTTCTTCTCCTATTTCAGATTTCATCATTAACCGGTTAAAGTCGCAAGGTTCAAATTGCATAATAGCCGATGACCCGGCAAGACGATAAAGACCAATATCATCTGGTAAATTTACTAAAGATGGAAGGATAGCCTTTCCAAGATCAATACTGTTGTAAGTTATATTAGGATCATCAGCAGCACTTGTTTTTTCAAAAGCAAATTTATATACTCTCTGAAGCCAAGATGGATCAATCTGATTAGTCATAGAGTATTCGCTAGAAATATGGAATGCCCGATAACGATTCATTTTATGAAGTATCCACATTTCTTCAATATCAGAATCATCTTCAATAGCTCCCTTGATTTCTAAAATATCGTATATTATTTCTTCGAAGGTCATAATGCTAAAATTAAAACTATTATTATTCCAATTGCTGTCATTGTTTTATAAACAATAAGCCTACGCTTCAACTGTTTATTATTATCCTTATAAATATCTTCTTTTTTAGCATAATTTTCAATTATTTTCTCACTATTCATGCTTTTATTTTGATAAATCATCATACTTGATTGAAGACTGTTGTAAATAGAATCTTTAACCGAAACTATTTGTTCACAATTTGCAAGTTGAGAGTTCATAGTATCTATTAAAAATTCATAAACTTTATTCTCTTCATATGATTTACGGATACCTTTCACCTGAGGTTCATTAAATGGAAATTTTAATTCTCCTGAATATGGATAAGCTGTATCTTTTAAAAATTCATAACTTTTCTCAGTAGGTATTTTCAGTAACCATGTTGGTATATCAGCTAATTTTTTTTTCAAATTCTTATTTTCAATAGCTAATGTCTTTTTTTCAAACAATAATGAATCTAATGATTTTTTATAAGTATTACGTAAATCTTGTTCTGCTAAAAGTTTTTCAGTTAATTCTTTATTGTCTTTTAGAAGAATATCATTACGAACATTTAATCCGGTAATCCTTTCAACCATATTATTCATCTTATTACTGTCAATACCATTTTGAATAGCAGATATAATAAACATTAAAACTAACACAATTATACCAATGGTTTTAATTCGACTAAGATTTGAATTAATCCAATCAAGACCTTTACCTATATTTATGTTTAATCTATTCATATCGTTTTAATTTAATACTTTCTCATGAAAGTGATGTATAATCCGAGTATTGCTAATAACCATATCATAGTTTTAAGTTTTTAATTATAAATCGTCAAATTCCATTTTATTAAACCAGCAGTCTGTTGTAGCTGTAATAGCAATTGAAAATTCCTCAATCCAATTATTCTCATCAAAAAACACAGGTATTTTTAAATATGTATAATCTGCTAATGTATATCGTGTTGCTGCTGAACCAGTAAACCCATAAGCATAATTTCTTTGTATGTAAACATCAAATGTTCCTTTTGCGTACATTCTTAAATACTTTTTCCCACTTTTTCTTAATCGTATATTTGGCGATATTGTTCCTTTAACTTTATATGAATCAAAAACACCCATAATATCAGTGATTGAATTTTCTACTATTGCAACATAGGGATTATCTATTCTTATACTCATTGCCCCAGACTTTCACGCCAAAAAATAACGACATCACCGGGCTTAGGATTAAAAATACGTTCTCCAATATTTAGCCAGCTTCTGGCATCCAGAGCATTACTCATTGAGCAGCCTACCTGAAAGGCCACCCAGTTAATAAAGCAGCTGCACCATGAAGTTTCATCATCTTTAATCCATTCAAATCCAATATCTTTGAACATTTGAACGATAATTGGATTGTGCTTATCTCCTACGATTTCCTGCAAACCTATATATTGAGATGCAAATCTAATCATTGCCTCTGGAGGTAGTAATTTCCTGGTATTGTATTGAAGAGCGTTCATAGTTTATTTAATTTTTATACTGTTTAACAGATTCAAAATATTATTATGCTCTGCGTTTACAATAGCTTTCTGCTCTGCGTTAAGCGATGTTTTGTTTATAAAGTTCACACTTATGAAAGCTTCTTCCTCTCCGTTTAGCTGCCTTATAATAAATAAATAAACACTTTTATGACCATACCTTTTAGCATCCACCTTGAACTTTTCATCGCTGCAATAATCAATGTCAGAAACAAAAAATTCACCCATATACATTAATTGGCTCATAGCATCTGAATACCTCTCGATAAGTACCCCTGTGCATTCGTCTTGTATGGATTTAGTCCTGTTCGGATTATAGAGTTCGTTAACACAAGTAAATCGGTTCATGTCGAATTTATTCCGGTAGTGTCCACCGTTATGAAATCTGAACAGGCTTACATTATCAGCCTTCAACTCTGTTTTTATAGAGAAAAGGATCTTGTTAATGTTCCTCGAAAGGATCGCATTGTCAAGGATTGACATTTTTTTTGTAAGTGCCTTTGCACTTTTAGTTTTGTGAAAATATATCAATCCTACGGTTAACAGGACTATTATTATCAGTTGAAGGTACATAATTGTCATTAGTTATTATTTTTTGCGAACCCCAATTTTAATGGAGTCAAGTTTTTTTTTTCGATTAACTGTACTTCGTATCTCTCCTGATACCATTCTCTCCATTCATTAATAGCTTTTAAAGCTTCTCCCGACTTATCCTGCTTGATTAATATATCAATCTCTTTTTGAATAAGAGAATACCTGTCCTTATCGTTTACCTCTGAACTTTGCACAATGACAATCATACTGTCCATTCTGCATTCCATTCGATTAAAGGAGCCTTTCAATCCACCCACTTCGGTTTCGGTGTACTGCCTCAGCTCTTTCACCTCTTTGAGTATTACCTCATCAGTAACCTTCCCTGAGCCATCCTTCTGACCAGCTTTGTAGATGATTGTCCCTACCGTAATGATAACAGGGATAGAGACGTAGGATAGTATTTTTATTAGAGATTGATTCATTTATTCTTTTGCTTTAATCTTAAAAAATCCCATAAACAATCCTTCAAGCAAACTATCCTTAGCCATAAGAAACACCCAGCCTAAAAGCATCGTTCCAACCATTTCGAGCCATGAAAAATCAATGTTCGTGTCTGGAATTCTGTTTGCTACTAACATGGCTATTGCGGTTAGCATTAGTAACGTACCAATTATGGTAGTGATAATGTTTCTAATTAATCTTGTTTTCATGATTTTAAATTTTAATTGTTTCTGTATAATAATTTAAAAGTCTTAGTATAAGATATTTTTCTATGTTTTTCATCGCTTATAATTTCCTCCATCCAGCAGGATAAGTTGCCGGACTCCAAACATTATTATCAATTAAACTTTCATAAGTGTTCTCATTAAACAGAACCTTATCTCCTTTCATATACGGATTAGTTGAGCCAGGTTGTACCCATTCTTCAATCACATCTGATTTTACTTTTTTCCATAATGCCAATACCATATCAGGCTCCCAACCTATCTGAGTGATATGGCTTTGCAGACATTCATAATCTATTTCATTGTATGTTCTTACCTGACCTGCTTTCAGAACCTCGTTGCCCATCCATTCAAGCCCAGCCACATCTTCTCTGGTAACTGATCTGTAATAGTCATTCGTATAACTTACTACTTGCGATAAGTCATCCTGCAATGTAGATGCTTCCTCAATACTATATACTGTATCTGGCTCTCCCTTATCGGTAATCGGCGATGTTATCGCTGATTTAATCTTTTGCTCATCCGGTTCTCCTTTCATTACTACCGTATCAGAAGTATAACTAATGCCATCATCATCTATTTGTATGCCATGATTAAAATGATAGTACCACCTGTCTGTACCAAGATTTTGAAAAACCGGGATCTCTATGTCAGAATGTGTTTTCATGTGAACTCAAAGTATTCGTTATTTTTTTGTATAATAGTAATGGTGCTACGCACCCAAAAAGCAAATCCGAGACCCGACATTCGCAGCCGCAGTCGAGGCCGAAGTATACGAATACGAACAGGCGAAACCCGCAAGACCGCCAAAATACGCAGGACCGCCAGCGAGAAGAGCCCGAAAAAACGAGCTACTACCTGAATACCCGGTATTAAAATAATCAGAAAAGAATGTACTTGAACCTGCCCCAGATTTTCCAGCTGCTACAGCTATTCTATCATTTACTGACTGTTCACTTATATATCCACTCGATTGTGATAAGTCCGCAGCTTCTCTTGTATTATCAAGCGTGTCATCAGCGAAATTAGCAGGATTATCAATGATATATGCTTTGAAAGTTCCAGCAATATGATCATTATAAATATTGATACCTTCTCTACACTCCCATATATGCCCGAACGGTTGCTCAATGCCACGATACTTATTCACCTTAACAGTAATATCACCACCTGTCCATCCACTAACAACATAATCTACCTCACCAGTACCGTTACCAAGCGCATTTGCCACTCCGTTATTAACAAAAGGATAATAAACTGAAAAAGTATTCCAATCACCAACACTCACAGTCGTTACTCCATCCCCGAGCCCTCCTTGTCGATAGCCTTCTACTGTTAGCGTAGCATTAACAGCTTTTTGTGAATTACGTGTAGCGTGTTCAACAATGAATAATCTATATATAACACTTGCTTGTACTTGCGGAAGTTGATACCAACCAGACCCTCTATTAGCTGCATAAGTCCTGAAATTTGTTCTGTTAATATAAGTAGCTGGTTTTCCAAGTAATGAATTATCAGCAGCATCCCAAGCTGCATTGTTATTACCACCACGCCAATCTGTTGAGAAATTAACAACTGAACCTAATTTGTTATTAGTACGATTAAGAGATGCTTTATAAGCACCGTGATAAAACTTATTAACTTTTGTTGCATCTGGGAAATTAGTAAGAGAGACGGCTACATACTTATATCCATCACTAATCCACTCCCTATAATAATGCTCTGGAATCTCAACCATCACCTGTCCATCTGCCCCATCAAGCACACTTGCAGTAACACCATCTTCTTTTAATGACCAATTTTCTGAATCAAGATAATAATTAACTGTTCCGTCATCGTTGAGTAAACATCCTCTCATTAGTGATTGAACGGGTAAAGAAGCATGAAGAGTCATATTATAATCTGTAGAAGCTATTCGCTCGCCATCTGGATCGGATTGAGTTGTTGTAAATCTTACACCGTACCAACCCCCTCCTCTGCGGTTGGTACCTTCATCCAAATTAAATATTGTATTTCTTATTGTACTATTCATGATATTAAGCTAAAACTGTTATTGAATAAAAAGCAT